GGGGTCGGGCGTAACCATGCAGGGGTCTGTAGCTACTACCGGAAACCTTCCCTCTTCTGGTAATTCACAGGGCGACGCATATATTGTACAAGCAGACGATAGCTTACATCTTTGGGATGGCTCAGCCTGGGTAAGTGGCGGCTCTATTCAAGGCCCAACTGGACCAACTGGCCCAACTGGACCAACGGGTCCGCAAGGCCCGACTGGTGCTACAGGTCCGCAAGGAGCTACAGGCGCTACAGGAGCGAAAGGCGATACGGGTAATACTGGACCGCAAGGAGCTACTGGACCGCAAGGACCGACTGGACCTCAAGGAGCTACTGGAGCCACTGGAGCTACGGGTCCCGCAGGCTCTACCTCTTATGATGCAGGAACTGTAGGCGGTCTAAGTGCTTCGAGCTTTCTAAGAAGTGATGCAGATGCTACGTTTGCTCATAATCTGAATTTATCCAAAGACGGTCAAGATGTTCTAAACTTTTCTGCCAACGACACAAACGATGCACGCGGTATTTCGTTTAACAATCGTACAGCTCTGTCTGCTGACTATAATGATGGCTGGATGCGTCTTAACAGCAACTCGGAGTTTATCAATGGCGTGTATTCACCCCGTTCAATACGTGCAGACTTAGGCTTTACTGTAGGTACTAACACCGTTTGGCATGCAGGCAACGACGGCTCTGGCTCTGGTCTTGATGCTGATACTGTTGATGGAATACAAGGCGGTAGTTTTATAAGAAGTGATGCCGACGACACGATTACAGGAAAAATATCAGTAGGAAGCACGTCTTCTAGAAGGGCGGGTATGTACGGAACTTATAACTCTTATAGGGTAGGACACATCTGGTCAATGGGAGCAGCCTACCAGATACCTCAAGATGGGACTAGTTTTGGTAATATATATGGTGCTGCATACACGTACCATAACCGCGTATACTCGTCTAACACAATGGGTGGGTACCACCAGATGGTTTGGTGTCAGAACGGAACTCCTAACTGTGCTCTTGGTTCAAATATTTGGACTTCCGGAAACGTTACTGCATATTCTGATATTCGTGTAAAGACCAATATTGAACCTATTCCTGATGCATTAGAAAAAGTCAAAAAGCTAAGCGGATATACTTTTGACAGAACGGATGTGAAAGATGAAGAGACAGGAAATCCAATAAGACAAACAGGTGTAATCGCTCAAGAAGTTTTAGAGGTTTTGCCTGAAGCAGTTACGGGGTCAGAAGACTCTCATTACAATGTAGCTTATGGCAACCTGGTAGGCTTGCTAATAGAAGCAATTAAGGAACAGCAAGCTCAAATCGAAGAGCTAAAGGAGAAATTAAAATGAATGCACCAGAAGCAGAACCTGCGCCAACAGAAAGCGTAGAAACACTGAATATAACATATACATATAACGCACCAGAAGGTGAAGCCAAAACTGTAGACGTAACTTTTACAGATGGCACAATTACACACACTCGCGGCGTAAATGCAGTCTTTACCGATGGAGCATATGATACGGAAGCTACAGAAACTCGTGTTTCTGAAGTAGCGAGAGGTGTAGAGCATAAAATTGCAGTTGGAGCTATTACCGCTGCTGCGGAAGACCCCGCTGAGACCCCTGAGGAGTAACTAATGGCGCTTCCTACGTCTGGAGCATTAAGCCTAAACGAAATACATATTGAGGCTGGCGGCGCATCTGCAACCTTAGCGGCGCTTAATGATGCCGATATTAGAGCGTTGATTGGCAAAGCCTCTGGTGCTACTAATTCAATTAACGAGTATTACGGCGCTTCTTCCGGCTCGCCTATTGTTGCTACAGGCGGCTCAATTTCTACATCAGGAGGCTATCGATACCATACGTTTACTAGCACCGGTTATTTTAATGTTACTGCCGTAGCGACTGGTAATATTTCTAACAATCTTCAGATTATTGCAATTGGCGGCGGCGGTGGTGGCGGCGCATTGGCTGGTGGTGGCGGTGGCGCTGGAAGACGGCAGGTACAAACAAAAGCAGCAACTACAGGAAACAAATACTGTTCAGTTGGCGGTGGCGGTGGCGGGCTTGATGGCGGTTATTATAACGAAGGGCCGAACGCAAGATATGGCGGTAGCAGTCTAATTCATGGCGTCAGCAGTACAGCAAACGGCGGCGGTTCTGGAGGTAGTCGATTTTCTAACCATGGAGGAACAAGCCACGTTTACTCGGGAGGTACGGGCGCAAACTTTAACAATCCAGACTCCGGTCTTGGGGGCGGCGGTGCTGGAACCGGCGGTAATGGTTTAAATTATGTATCTAGCCCTCTGACAGCAGGAAGAGGGGGTGATGGCTATGTCTGGCTTAATGGCACTAGGTACGGCGGCGGTGGCGGCGGTGGAGTTTTGGGTATTGGTAATATAGGGGCTGGCCAGCACGGTGGCGGTAGCGGGGGATACCACACTCAATCCGCAGGTGGTAACGGAACTTTTTACGGTGCTGGCGGCGGTGGCGGCGGTACTTTTACAAATTCTGGAAGCGGCTTCCAGGGAATTATTGTTATCAGATATGAGGTTACATAATGAACTATACATACGAAATTGAAACACTAGTGCCAAAAGGTGAGTATATGACTGTTAAGTACTCTGCCGAAGGTTTTGGCGATTACTTTAAGTCGTTTAATCCAAAAGAGTTTAGCGAAGACCATTTGCGATCTTTGATTGAGGGGTTCGCGCCTTTTGTTGTTGAGTTTTGGGAGCGGTCTATAAACCATCCTGACGAGCTTGTATTTACCGGCTCTTCTTCAACCGCAGAAGCGCCTGTAATAGAAGAAATTGATTTTAACTATGCGCCAGAAATAGAGCCTCAACCAGAGTTTGATCCGTTTACTCAGCGCATTGAGATGAATCTAATTGAACACCCCATGCAAGAAACTGTGGGTTGGACGATTATTGAGCTTACAGAAGAAGAGAGGGCCACCGCTCTTGAGAACTTTGACTCTTACTATCGTGTGCAAAGAAACGTTCTACTTTCGGAAACAGACCATTGGATGATGTCTGATACTCCTGAACCAACTCAGGCACAGCTAGATTATCGTCAAGCATTAAGAGATGTTCCAGAACAGGCAGAATATCCACAAAATATTGTTTGGCCTACAAAACCAGAGTAATAAAAAGGGGCTTTGCAGCCCCTTTAGTCTTTATGCTTCTTCAGCTTCCGGCTCTGGCTCTGGTGATACCTGAGGCCCAGCCTGCTGTTGAATCTTTTGAATCACTCCCATGCTTGCTTTCGCAGGAAGTTCTCCTAGTCCTCCAAGAACCATGTTAATCTCTTCCAAAGAAAGGTCGAGTTTAATACTTTCGTTTGCCATAATAGAATCCTATTTAAATATGTCTTGCCAATTTCCGGTAGTACTCGCGCGTGCATACTCGGTGGCTCGGTTTTCAAAAAAGTTAGTGTGCTCTACGCCATTTAACATATAGTCAAGCCAGCCTAGGGGGTTTGTTTCGCTTCCGAAGATTTTTTTCATTCCTAAGCCTAGAAGTCTTCGGTCTGCAATATATCGAATATATTCTTTTACTTCTTCAGGAGTCAAGTCAGGTACATCTGCTCCCGCAAAACATAAATCAATAAATGCATCTTCTAGCTCTACTGTACGCTCCGCCGCACAGTAAATTTCATATTTCAAGTCATCATTCCATAACTCTGGATTTTCTGAAATGAAAGTACGGAATAATTGGCTCATTCCTTCAACGTGAAGAGTTTCATCACGAATACTCCATGTGACAATCTGCCCCATACCTTTCATCAAGTTATGTCGTGGATAATTTAACAGAATAGCAAAACTACTGAACAATTGTACTCCTTCTGTAAATCCAGAGTAGATTGCCATAGTTTTTGCAATATTCATTGGAGTATCCATTCCAAAGTTAGAAAGATGCTCGTGTTTATCAAGCATTTCTTTATGCTCAAAAAACTTTTGGTACTCATCATCTCCAAATCCGAGAGTCTCTAGCAACAGTGAGTACGCTTCTTGGTGTACTGCTTCCATAGCTGCGAAAGCGGAAAGCATCATTCGTACTTCAGGCTGCTTAAATGTGGGTAGATAATGCTTTGCATATCCACAGCAAACATCTACATCAGCTTGAGTAAAAAATCGAAAGATTTGATTAATCAAACGTCGATTCTCTGGAGTCAGCTTTTCCCTGTAGTCTCTCAAATCATCAGCCAGGTTAACTTCGTCAGGAAGCCAGTGCATATGCTGCTGAGTCTTATAGTGCTTAAACGCCCATGGATAATTAAACGGCTTATAATATTCTCTTTCTACTAACAAGTTACTCACTCATTGTCTCCATTACTTCTTCGAAGTCTCGATAGCCCCCAATATGGGTATCATCTATCATAATTTGAGGCACTGTTCGTGCACTCGGGAATAATTTGCTAAATCCTTGCATATCTGACGCTGCATCAATGTATTCAAAGTCTAGCTCTAGTTTTTCTGCCAATGTTTTTGCTGCAACGCAAAATCGACAATCTTCTGTTCCATAAATCTTTACTTTCATTAGTCTACCAATTATGTACTATGTTTGTCATAATGAAAAAACAAGTTGTAAAATTAACGAGTACGATGATAGTTCTTAATATTGCAACTATGTCATCGTACTCTGCTGTTTTATCATCTGAGAAACTACCGATAGTATATTTCCAGATTTCCCAAACTTTAGCCTTCACAAGCCAAACACGCATTTTCATCAATACTATCAAAGATGTACTGTCGAAGAGCTTCGTCAGATACATTTTCGGCTCTCTTATAAGCCTCACTTCGTAGATAGTATAAAGTTTTTACTTTTTTCTTCCAAGCCATCATATGAATAGCATGAAGTTCTTGCTTAGAAACGTTTGCAGGGAAAAATACGTTTAGAGACTGACTTTGACAGATATATTCTTGTCTATCGGCTGCAAAATCAATAACCCATCTCTGGTCAATTTCAACTGCGGTTTTAAATACGTCTTTTGTGTACTGGTCAAGAAAATCCAAATGTTGTACTGAACCGCCATTTGTAATAATGCTCTTCCACACTTCATCATCATCTTCTCCTAACTCCTGAAGAATGTGCTCTAGATATTCATTCTTTTGCAGGCTTGAACCACTCTTGGTTTTTTGAGTAAATGCATTAGCCCTGTAAGGCTCGATACTAGGGCTAGTATTACCGCAAATAATACTACTGCTAGCATTAGGAGCAACAGCGAGTAGATGCACATTACGAACTCCATAACCTTCTGCATCAGGAGCTTCACCCCTTTCTTCAGCCAATTTACGAGTTGCATTTGCTGCCTCCGATTTTATGTGACGAAACATTCTCATGTTTGCACTCTTTGCCATTGCCCCTTCAAAAGGCAGATGGTGTCTTTGTAAATAGGCGTGAAAACCCATCGCACCCAGACCAATACTACGCTCTTGCATAGCACTGTATGCAGCTCTCCAAAGCTCACTAGGCGCATTTTCTACAAAATAACTTATTACATTGTCTAGCATTGCTACTAAGTCGGGAATAAACTGTGGATGATGCTGCCACTCATCAAATTCTTCTAAGTTTACGCTAGACAAACAACAAACTGCAGTACGGTCATTACTTGTAGCAAGTGTAATTTCACTACATAGATTTGAGTGGTGTACCTGCAGTCCTTTATCTTTCTGACACTGAGGCAACGCATCCTGTACAGTATCTTTGAACATTACATAAGGCTCACCAGTCTCTACTCGATTCTGAATAAGTTTTACCCAGAGTGTTTTAGCCGATACTGTTTTTACTACTCTGCCTAAGTTAGGGTCTACTAAATCCCAAGAATCGTCAAAGTTTTCTTCACGAGTAGCTCGCTCAATAAGTTCCATAAAGTCATCAGAGATAATTACTCCGTGATGTAGATTAGTAGACTTACGATTAATGTCTCCGCCTGTAGGCTTACGAACA